GCAGAAAATACTGGGCGAGACCTGCGCGAGTTTTTGGAAAACTGGCCGGAGTTGGCCGGAGTAAGACAGAAAAAGGAAAAGAAGAGATGGCAAAAATTGACAAAGTTCAGGAAGTAGCGGTCTCCAAGCTGGTTCCGTATGAACGGAACGCAAAGATCCACAGCGATATGCTGGAAGCTAAGCGACAGAGAGATGGAGATCGTGAGGAGCATGGGATGAAAGAGAAAATAAATTTACAGCAGCAGGCTGAGAAGATTCTTGAACAGGCCCAGCAGAAGGGCGTGCAGCAGAATTTCTTTTTTGTGACTACATTCAAACGTTATCAGGTACAGATGAAGATCATGACTGAGCTTGAGAAGGAAATAAATGATCTGGGCGCAACCGTAAAAAAGGAATATGTCAAAGGGCGGATGAATGTCTACACCAATCCGGCGATCACTGAATACAACAAGACCGCGACGGCAGCGAACGGGACGGCCTCTACGCTGATAAACATCTTGAAAACCCTACCGGAAGAACAGACGGGGGACAGCAAGCTCCAGAGCCTGATCAACTCTCTGGCCGATGATGAATAACTACATCCTGGAATACTATCAGCAAATAAAGGACGGCACGGTCACGGTCGGAAACTGGACGCGGCTCGGATATGAATATCTTGTTAAAGGACTCGAAAACAAGTCCTTTTTTTATTCGGCGAAAAAGGCGAAGGCCGCGATCCTGTTCATCGAAAACTACTGCCACCACCATGAGGGTGTGCTGGCTCCGCAGCTGGTAAAGCTGGAGCTGTGGCAGAAGGCGTTCGTGTCTGCGGCGTTCGGGATCGTTGACGCGAACAACAACCGGCAGTTCCGCGAGGTGGTACTGATCATCGCCCGGAAGAACGGCAAGACACTGTTCGCTGCAGCAATGGCCGAGTACATGACCTTCCTCGACGGTGAACACGGCGCAAGGATTTATTTCTGCGCACCGAAACTCCAGCAGGCAAACTTGTGCTTTGACGCATACTGCCAGAGTATCAACCGGGAACCGGAGCTGAGCGCAATGGCCAAGAAACGCCGGACGGACATCTACATCGAGGCAACGAACACTTCCGCGATGCCGTTGGCATATAATGCGAAGAAGTCGGATGGTCTGAACATCTCGTTCGCGGTCTGTGACGAGATAGCGGCATGGGGCGGTGACGCGGGATTAAAGTTCTACGAAGTTCTGAAGTCGTCCATGGGCGCGAGGAAACAGCCGATGCTGCTGAGCATAAGCACCGCCGGATATGAATCGGACGGCGTATATGATGAGCTGCTCAGACGTGCCACAAGGGTCTTGCAGGGAGACAGCCGGGAGACGAGGCTGCTACCGATCATTTACATGATCGACGATGTCACAAAATGGAACGATATTAACGAACTGCAGAAAAGCAACCCGAACCTCGGGGTCAGCACATCGGTCGACTACCTACTCGAAGAGATAGCGGTCGCAGAGGGCAGCCTGAGCAAACGTGTCGAATTTTTGACAAAGTATGCAGACATTAAACAGAACAGCTCACTCGCCTGGCTTCCGGCTGAAGTAGTCGAGAAGGCGAGCGGTCCGGCACTGAGGCCGGAGGATTTTAAGAGCAGCTACTGTGTGGCAGGCATCGACCTGTCACAGACCACCGACCTGACGGCGGCGGTGATTGTGATCCAGAAGGACGGCGAGCTGTATGTGTTGTGTAAGATGTGGCTCCCGGCGGAGAAGATCGAGGAGGCAACGGCAAGGGACGGACTCCCTTATGAGATATACATCAAGAGAGGCCTGCTCGCTCCGTCGGGGGAGAACTTCATTGACTACCACGACTGCTATCAATGGCTGGTCGATATGGTCGAACAATATGAGATCCTGCCGCTGAGGGTCGGATATGACCGATATTCCGCGCAGTACCTCGTCCAGGATCTGGACGCCTACGGTTTCCTGACCGATTCGGTCTATCAGGGTGACAACCTGTGGCCGGTGCTGCAGGAGATGGAAGGACTGCTGAGGGACGGCCGGATCCATATCGGCGACAATGATTTGTTAAAGATCCACCTGCTCAACGCCGCGGTGAAGATGAACATCGAACGCGGAAGGGGCAGGCTGGTGAAGATACACAAGGATGCCCACATTGACGGCTGCGCGGCATTGGCTGACGCGCTGACCGTGAGGATGAAGTGGGCAGGAGAAGACGGAGACAGGCTGAAGAATGAGGACTGAGGAATGTCACTATTTGATTTGATTTTTAAAAGACGCCCGCCGGTGAACGTTAAGACGGAGGAGACGTTCCGGATGCTGGACGGCTACACGCCAAGGTTCACGACCCGGAACGGGGGCATTTACGAGATGCAGCAGATAAGGGCTGCCGTCCATGCCAGGGCGACACATATCTCCAAGCTGAAAGTGGAGCTTATGGGCGCGGCAAGGCCGAAGCTCAGAGACAAACTCAAGCACGCGCCGAACCAGCTGCAGACCTGGAGCCAGTTCATGTACCGGGCAAGCTCGATCCTGGACACGTTCAACACCCTGTTCATCGTGCCGGTGTACGACGACTTCGGGGATATGTCGGGGATCTTCACCCCGATTCCGAGGAAGTGCGAGGTCGTAAGCTACGACGGCGTGCCGTATCTCAAGTACGAGTTCGGCTGGGGTGACCGGGCGGCGATAGAGCTGGACAGCTGCGGCATCATGAATAAGTTCCAGCTGAAGAACGACTTCTTTGGTGAGAGCAACGCGGCCCTGGATCCGACGCTGGACGTCATCCATATCCAGAACGAAGGCATTCAGGAAGGCGTAAGGAGCGCGGCGACCTATCGCTTTTCCGCACAGGCGAACAACTTCTCGAAGATGAACGACCTGGTGAAAGAACGGCAGGAGTTCACAGAGAAGAACCTGTCGCGCGAAGCGAAGGGCGGAGGGCTCCTTCTCTGGCCCAGCACATACAAGAACATCCAGCAGATCGATGTCAAGCCCTGGGTGGTTGACGCCGACCAGATGAAGCTGATCAACGAGTCGGTCTACCAGTATTTCGGAGTCAACGAGGACATCCTGCAGAACAGGGCCTACGGCGACAAGTGGACGGCGTTCTATGAAGGCGCCGTGGAGCCGTTCGCGATCCAGTTCTCAGAGGTGACGACGAAGATGCTCTTCACACTGAGGGAGCGGTCGAACGGGAACCTCATCATGGCCACGGCGAACCGGCTGCAGTATCTGTCGAACACAGAGAAGCTGAACGTATCGACGCAGCTGCTCGACCGCGGAGTTATATCACTGAACGACGCAAGGGAGATGTGGAATCTGCCGGGCGTTGAAGGCGGCGACGTGAGGATCATCCGCGGCGAATATTGGAACGCTGGCGATAAGGTAAGCGAGGAGGGCAAGGAAGAAGATGAATGATAAAAGAGAATACAGGACGATGCAGCTGAGGTTCGCGCAGCCGGAAGAGGGCGAGGAGAAGTCCTACATGGTCGAGGGCTACGCCTCAACGTTCGATGAATACGTCCTTTTCAGTTTTGACGGGGATGACTACAAGGAGAAGATCGAACCGACCGCGTTCGACGAAGCCGACCTGAGCGATGTGGTGTTCCGGCTGGAGCACGAAGGGCGCGTATATGCAAGGAGCAGCGCAGGGACGGTCGAGCTGTGGACAGACGAACACGGCCTTGGAACCCGGGCAGATCTTTCCCGGACCGCGAGTGCGCGCGGAGTATACGAGGACATAAAAGCGGGCAACTATCCTCAGATGTCCTTTGCGTTTAGGGTCGCAGAGGACGGAGACAGCTATGACCGCAAGACACACACAAGGACGATCAACCGGATAGCGAAGGTGTATGACGTCTCACCTGTCAGCTTTCCGGCGAATCCATACACCAATCTGGGCGTGGCAACCCGTGCCTACTTCGACGGAGTGATCGAAGCAGAAAAAGCGGAGCGACTTGAGCGGGAAAAACGCGAGATGCAGAAGAAGAAGATAAAGATCCTTATGGAGGTAAAAAGATGAATTTTTCGGAAATGACAATCAAAGAGCTCACTGAAAGACGCGACGCCATCGGCAACGAGATAGAGACCGACGGCGCAGACCTTGACGCCCTTGAGGAAGAGGTCAGAAGCATCAACGAAGAGCTCGAAAAAAGAGCAAAGAAGGCGGAGATCCGCGCGAAGGTTGCCGCCGGAGCAGGCAAGACGCTCGAGACATTCGAAGACACGGAGGAAAGAAAGACGATGACAAACGAAGAGATCAGGAACAGTGCTGAATATATCCACGCATATGCTGAATTTATTAAGACCGGCGACGACAGCGAATGCCGTGCTCTGCTCACAGAGAACACCACTAACGGAACCGTAGCAGTTCCCGAGCTGGTCGTAAACGCGATCAAGACGGCATGGGAGAAGGAGCCCATTATCGCCCGCGTATCAAAGACAAACCTTAAAGGGAATGTGAAGATCGGGTTTGAGATCTCCGCGACACCTGCAGAGTTCCATACCGAAGGCCAGGAAGTCACTGAGGAGACACTGACCCTCGGCATCGTGACCATGGTTCCCGAGACCATCAAGAAGTGGATCTCCGTCTCTGACGAAGTCCTTGACCTGGATGATGGCAGCTTCCTTGAGTACATCTACTCGGAGATCGCCTACCAGATCGCGCTCAAGCTGTCCCAGCAGATCGTCGCTGACATCATCGCGGCACCTGCTACATCCACAGCAACTGCTCCCGCGGTTCCGACTTCCGCCGCGACCGCAAGGGCGACCGCGTCCATCATCACCGCTGAGGGCGAGCTCTGCGACGAGGCGACTGATCTGGTCGTTATCATGACCAAGGCTGACGCTGCTGCGCTGAAGACTGCTGTTCTCTCCGCGGGCTACGGCTACGATCCGTTCGACGGCCTGACCCTGCTGACAAGCTCCGCAGCTACCGGGCACATCATCGTCGGAGATCTCAAGGGCTATCAGCTGAACTACCCGAACGGCCAGAACATCAAGTTCAACTACGACGACAAGACCCTCGCTACAAGCGACCTTGTCCGGATCATCGGCAGGCTGCCTGTCGCTCATGCGGTAGTGGCCCCGAACCACTTCGTTGACATCGTCCTTGCAGGATGAGAGTAGTTCTCACGAAGGAACAGCGCGTAAAGATGCCAGCCGGATCTGTGGTCGAGGTTGACGCCCTGACCGCAGACTGGCTGATCGGCAACGGCGCGGCTGCTAAAGAGGAAAAGCCCGCACCGAAGAAGGCGGCGAAAGAGAAAAAATAAGGAGGTGCTGACATGGCACTGATTGACGATGTAAAGCAGGCGTGCCGTGTCACGTCCTCGGCATATGACAGCGAGCTGGCCGACCTGGTTGAGGCGGCGCTGGCGGATATGGGGATCACCGACATCGCACCGGAGTTCCTCGCGGAGGCGTCTATCCCGCCGCTCGTCAAGCGGGCGGTGCTGACGTACTGCAAGATGAACTTCGGCGTGGTGGACGATGGCTACTATGACCGCCTCAAGGCGTCGTATGACGAGCAGAAGAGCCAGCTCATTATGTCGCGGCAGTACAGGGGGCAGGAATGAGAGACGCAGGGATCTTAGGGATTTATTCCCTGACAAACGTCGCTGCTCCCGGGTCCATGCCAGCGGAGAAGCTGGTGAAGATCTGCGACGCGTATTATGACGAACGGACGGTCGGGGTCACCAGGGCATACGCGGCCCTGTCGGCGAACCAGCGGATTGACATGCTGGTGCGCTGCCACAATACAGAGCTGACACCGGAGGCGGAATATGCGGTCCTTGAGGACGGCGACCAATACAGGATCACGCTCAAGCAGCGCCAGGGCGACGACATCGACCTGACCCTTGAGAGATTGGAGGCCTACTATGACGTCGCTGCAGAATAGGCTGGCGGAGCTGAAGGCCGCCTTGGTCGAGGTGACGGATAAGTGCTATCACTATTTTGCACCGTCAACTATCAAGGCCCCGTATATCGTGTGGGCCGAGGAAGGCGAAGAACTCCCATTCCAGGCGGACAATTTCAAGCAGGAACAGACATCAAGCGGTTTTGTCGAATATTTTACCGCCGAAGAATTTGACGCGGTTTTTGACGCGATTCAGGCCGCTTTGAACGGTATCGAGGGGCTGTCGTGGACATGGGAGTCCACGCAGTACGGAGACCCGACACATGACGACGACAACCTGATCCACCACACCTGGAGCTGGAGGATGTACTGATGGCAGCATCAAAGATCAACGGCATGGACACGTTCCAGACGCAGTTCGAGAACCTGGCCCGGGAGATCGGGAAGATCAACCGCGGCGCGTTGGGTTCCGCTGCCGGACTGGTCGCCGATGAGATGAAAGCAGCCCTTGAGGCGCTGCCGACGCATGAGGAAGGCCAGTGGGGGACAGAAACCAACAAACTGTACGGCGTGACACCGTCCGAGAAGGAGCAGCTGATCAACGCACTGGGCATCGCACCGTTCCGGGGTACGACGGACATTGACACGGCAATAGGCTTCCACGGCTACGTGGAGACGCCGTCGAACCGGTTCAACGACCACGTCCCGGCCGGAATGCTGATGCAGTGCATTGAATACGGCACGTCTTTCCGCCAGGGCACGCACACGCTGACCGGCGTGATGAAGAAACTAAAGACAGAGGCGGTCAAAGCCGCCCAGGACTATATTGACACAGAGACACAGAAGATCATGGAGGTATGATACATGAGCGCAGCAGGAAGAGTATGCACGGGCTTCTCAAAGCCGTACATCGCTAACTATGTTAACACAAACGGAACGATCTCCTACACCGGCGTCACCGAGCTGGCTCGCGGTGTAGACGTGAAGATTTCTCCCGAGACCGGCTCCGACAACATCTTTTACGCGAACAATACCGAGGCGGAGATCGACAGCGGCACATTCACCGGCGGCACCCTGACCTTGACGGTTGACGGGCTGCTTGCGACGGCTGAGGCAAAGCTGAGCGGGCTTCCGGCGGTAAGCAATGACTGGTACGCCTATGATGATGACCAGGATGCCGGATATTTCGGCTTCGGATTCATCGCAAGATACATGTCCGATGGCGTGACGAGCTATGTTCCCTACGTTCTGGCGAAGGTCGCGTTCGACCCGCTGGATACAGAGGCATCCACGCAGGAAGAGAACATAAGCTGGCAGACACAGGCCATCACCGGCAGGATTCTGAGGGCCGACGACACCAAGAGGAGCTGGAAGTATGTCGGCGTCGAATATTCCACCGAGGCCGCAGCAGTTACAGCGCTGACAGCCAAGCTCGCATAAGGAGAGACGATATGACCATTAACGGGAAGAACGTCGGCTTCACGGTGACCATTGGGGCACTGAAGGAGCTGATCGAGAGATGCCCGGACCGGGACATTGAGAAGATTACCGAACTGTTCAAGGGAGACGACATGATCGCCTCCCTTGACCATATGGCGTGGTTCATCGCCGTCCTGAGCCGCTGGCACTGCTACCGCGAGACCCGGACATTTGACGGCGCGATCGACGAGGCGGACATCTACGCGATGAACACCGAGGAGATCCAGGAGCTCTTCGCGGAGGCGATGAAGACCTTCCGCAAGGACAACACGCCGACCACGGAGGTCACCACCACAGGAAAAAAAGGCTAAGGCAGCGGCCCCAGAAGCTGACTGCCTTATGGCTTGAGTTCTACGGCATCCACGTCTTCTCAATGTCCTTGGGGGACGTGGCAGCCACCAAGCCGGGCGAGATGATCGACTGGCTGAACTGCCTCGCCATCTACAAAGGCGTGGCGAAAGAGAAGAAGACCTGGACGTTCGACCAGGTCATGGCGTTGGAGTAGGAGGAAGATATGGCGACTACTGTCGGAATGAAACTGCAGATGGAAGGCGCCGCACAGTATAAGGCGGATCTGCAGAATATCACGCAGCGCAGCAAGGAGCTGGCCAGCGAGATGCAGGCGATCGTCTCCGGCGCGAATGACCAGGCGAGCAAGACAAAGAACCTGACCGCCCAGATCGAGAACCAGAAAAGCAAGATGGAGCTGCTGAACAAGCAGTACACCGCGCAGGCGAAGACCCTCGAGCAGCTGAACAAAGACCTTGAGACGGCCAAACGAGAGCACGGCGAAAATTCAGCAGAGGTCCAGAAGCTGACCCAGCAAATCACGAAGCAGGAGACAGCGATGTCCAAGACCCGGACGGAGCTGAACAAGGCCGAGACCGAGCTGAACTCTGCGGCAAAGGCTATGGACGAGCTGGGGGACGAGACCAAGGAGACCGCCGAGCAGACAGAGGACGCCGAGAAGCAGTTCTCAGGCGTGACCACTGCTGTCGGCAAGGTCGGCAAGGGGATCGCTGAGGCCACGGCTGCCATCGCCGCCGCCGCAACGGCTGCGGCCGCTGCCGTGTGGAAAATGGCAACGGCAACCTCAGAGGCTGGGGATGAGATCGACAAGGAAAGCCAGAAGCTGGGGATCTCAACGGAGAACTACCAGGAGCTGTCCTATGCGATGGAGCGTTCCGGCAGCTCGATCAGTGACCTGAGCAAGGGCGTTAAGACCATCACGTCTGACCTTGCTGACGCACAGAACGGCGTGGAAGGCGCGGACGAAGCATTCACGGCGATCGGCGTATCGCTGAAGCGGAGCAACGGCACATGGAAGACCACCGAGGAAGTCCTGCTGGATTCCATTGACGCACTGGCGAATATGGAGGATGAGACCCTCCGGAACGCCGCCGCGCAGGACATCTTCGGCAAGTCCTCGATGGAGCTGGCACCGCTGCTGAATGAAGGCGCGGACGGCATCAAGGCATTGATGCAGGAAGCGGAAGACTACGGCATGGTCATGAGTGACGATGCCGTGAAGGCATCGGCTAAATTCCAGGACAGCCTGACGAGGCTCAAAAAGACAGTCTCGGGCCTCAAGAACAACCTTATGGCAGAGTTCCTCCCGGCACTGACGGACGTGTCTGACGGCCTGGCGAAGATCGCGATCGGGGACGAGTCAGGCATCGAGCAGATGATCTCCGGCATTGAGTCAGCAGTCGACAGGATCGCACAGATGGCCCCGGAGATGCTCAAGGCCGGAGGCAAGATCATATTGGCGATCGCGAACGGCATCACGCAGAATCTTGCGAAGATCTCAGAAACGCTGTTCAATGTGGCGCTGTCGGCGGTTGAATACCTGGTCACCCACAGCGGCGAGCTCATTAACGCGCTACTCGGAGTCCTTGAGGTAGCAGTGAACTTTATTGCTGACCATGCCGGGGACATAGCGGTCGCGATGATAGACCTGGCGACGCAGGTCGTCACAAAACTGATCGAGAAGGCACCCGCGCTGCTCGCAAGCCTGGCGAAAGGCATCGTCACAGCTATCCCGAAGGCGTTCGAGGCGGTCGTGACGTCAATCGGCTCAATCATCGGCAGCATCTTTTCTACACTTTCCGGCACGACATATCTGAAGGAATGGGAAGACAAGGTCAACGGCCTGGTCGAGTCCTGGGACGGAATCATCAGCAAGAGGGACGAGCTGATCTCCAACGCGGACAAGGAATATGGTTATTATTCCGGCCTGTGGAGCCAGCTGAACTCCATCGTTGACGAGAACGGCAAGATCAAGGAAGGCTACGAAGAGCGCGCGAAGTTCATCACCGAGGAGCTGGGCAAGTACACCGGGCTCGCGATCGAGATCATTGACGGCGAGATCAAGGGTTATCAAGATCTCAAAAAGTCAATCCATGACGTCATCGAAGAGCAGCGCACGCAGACCATCCTCGCAGCAGAACGTGAGGCTTATGAAGCCGCGACAAAGGCGGTCGAAGACCAGACTGCTGCGATGAATGAGCTCAGTAAGGCGATCGAGGCGCAGGAAGAACGACGCAAAGACGCCGAAATAGAGCTGCAGAGGATTCGGGCCGACACGCGCTACTATGATGAGTTGGATGTCCGGGCAGCAGAAGTGCGGCTGGAGAAAGAGGGAAAAACACTCGACGCACTTAAGGCCGACTACAACGACCTGGCGGCAGTTCTTGAGGAGAACCTCCGGGCGCAGGAGCAGTACCTGACGGACTACCAGCGTGTCTCCGAGGGCAACTATGCAGCAGTCGGCAAGGCGGTGGTCAACTTTGGCCAGGTCTCCGAAGAGGAAAAGCAGAGGGTTATTGACGGCCTTGAGGCAGAGACGGACAGCCTCAAGATCCAGGCACAGACCTGGGAGAAGATCTACAACGACACCGGCAGCGAAACGTCAAGGATCCAGCTTGAGACTATCCAGGCAAGCATAAAGAATAACGAGGACTACCTCGACGCGATGACGAAGGACTGGGATGCCTATGCGCAGGACGTCGTCAAGAATCTGGACGATGCCACACCGAAGATTTCCAGGAGCGCGGAGATCATCGCGCAGGAAGTTCAAAGGGCGCTGACGAACGGCTGGGAGAGCGGCCTGACCGTTGAAGAAGCGGTCGCGATGGGCAAGGACACCGCACAGGGCATCATCAACGGCCTGTACGCGAAGCTGCAGGATCTGAAATCCGCGGGCAGGACGGTCGCGAACACGGTCGAGGACGCCTACAAGGTCCAGATGTCCATCCAGTCACCATCCAAGGAGATGGAAGAGGCTGGCGAGTACACGATCTCCGGCCTGATCCGGGGCATTGAGAACATGCGGCGTGCACTGATCGATTCGGTGATCGGCGTGAGCGACATCGTCTCCGGTTCGATGGACAGCACGAGCGCAGGGGCCCTGATCGGCAGCAGCCGCAGTATATACGAAGCGGCCGCGGCAGGATCCCAGACGACAAATGAATATTCAATCAACATGACGATCAACGGCGCAGAAGGCCAGGACGTCAGCGCACTTGCTGACGAAGTGGCCGGGCGCATACAGATGATGATAGACAGGAGGGGTGCGGTCTATGCCTAACGGAACGATCACATGGAACAGGGTCAGCTCCAGCACGCTGGGCGTGGTGGTTGAACACTATCCAGGCATGTCCAGACCGGCCCCGAAGTACAACAGGGTCTCCGTCCCGGGCAGGAACGGGGATCTCTTTTTTGTGCAGGACGCTTTCAACAACGTTGACCGGGCGTATGAGATATACGCAGGGGCCAGGAGTGCCGACCAGGCACCGGCATCGTTCGAAGATGTCATGTCCTGGCTGTGTCCGGCACTGGCAGCTCCGGCAGTAGTCGACTACCGGCTTCTGACAAAGAACGGCTACTACCAGCTCACCGACAGCTACGACCCGGGCGTGATCCGGCTCGGAGCATTCATCCATGATACCTCGATCGAGAACAGCTGGAACCACTTCGGACGTGCGACCATCCGGTTCTCGTGCAGACCGGAACGCTTCCTGACTTCCGGTATGACGGCCACACGGTATGCGACCAGCGGCCAGACGGTCACGAACCCGACCGATCGGGACGCGAAGCCGTTCGTGATGATCGCCGGATCCGGTGCGGGAACGGTGACCATCAACGGCACGACGCTGACGATCTCGGAGATCACGGACTACCTGTACGCAGATTCTGATTCGCAGAACTGCTTCCGGAACCTGTCAGAAAACCGCAACAATGTGGTCACGCTGACATCAGGATCCTTCCCGGTGCTGTCACCGGGGGATAACACGATCACATTCACCGGCGGGGTGACTGCCGTGACCATAACGCCAAGGTGGTGGAAGCTATGAGCTACCCTGTTCTGTACAGGTCAACAGAAGAACTGCAGACCCCGGCGATAGCAGGCATCGCGATCGCGGGCCTGACCGTGATAGACAACACGACGGAGCACAGCGAGCCGTTCACCACGCAGGGCCTCGGTGTCCTGTCCGATTCTATATCATGTAAGGTCACGGAAGAGAGGAATGGCAGCTACGAGCTGGTTATGACATATCCGGCAAGCGGCATCAACTTCTCCCGGATAGCGGAGCGCTGCATCGTAGTCGCCAAACCGAACTACGCGGACGGCCCGCAGCCGTTCCGTATCTACAAGATCACGAAGCCGCTGAACGGCATCTGCACGATCTACGCCCAGCACATCAGCTACGACCTGACCGGGTATGAAGTCCCGACAGGCCAGCAGACCACGACTCCGGCAGGGACATGCGCCCTGCTGACCAAATACGCGCCGCCCTACACCATCACGACCACGATGACCGGCACGGCAACGTTCAGAACGACCGAACCGGCATCTGTCCGGGCATGGATGGGCGGCAGGGACGGTTCCGTCATCGACCTGTTCGGCGGTGAATGGCACTGGGACGGCTACACGTGCACCCTGATGTCTGCCAGGGGCAGGGACAGGGGCGTGCGGATCGCCTACGGCAAGAACCTGACGGCGCTGACACAGGAGCTTGACTGTTCAAACCTTTACACGGCGGTGATGGCGTACTTTATCGACCCGGACGGCAACCTGGTCGAGGGCGGCAAGCAGGCCACCGGGCTGACACTGGATGAGGAGAGGATCCTGTTCATTGACGCCTCGGCAGAATTTGCTGAAACGCCGGATACTGCCGAGCTGAACAGCTACGCGGCGACCTATATCGCGGCTCACAACCTGACGGCCCCGACCGTAGACTTGACCCTTGACTTTATCCAGATGCAGGGCCTTGCGGAACGTGTGGAACTGTGCGACACGGTCACGGTGGAATTTGAGGCGCTGGGCGTCTCTTCGCAGGTCAAGTGCATCATGACGGAATGGGACGTGCTGGAGGAACGCTACACGAAGACCCGGTTCGGCGACAAGCCCACGGACATCGCAGACACGATCACACAGATCACCAACTCGATCGGCACTCAGGCCGCGGTGGTCAAGCAGACCATGAACAACACGATGACGGACGCGATCCGGGCGGCAACACTCCTGATCAGCGGCAACTCCGGCGGCTATCTCATCCTCAGGGACACGAACGCTGACGGCAAGCCTGACGAGCTGCTCATCATGGACACGCCGAACATCACGACAGCCACAAAGGTATGGCGGTGGAACAAGAACGGTCTGGGCTATTCATCTACCGGCTACAACGGCACATACGGCCTTGCAATGACCGCGAGCGGGCAGATAGTGGCGGACTTCATCACCACGGGGACGCTGTCAGCAGACAGGATAAACGGCGGCACTCTTGTGTTAGGCGGCTTAAATGATGTGGACGGGGTGCTTAAAGTTTACGACGCGGACGGAACTCTTATCACAACCTTGGATAGTGACGGCATCAATACGTCTAATATCGACATCACGGGCGGCTCGATGGAAATTGAAGCCGAGACAATGAATACTTCTGTCATCCGAATCCATTATGCAAACCCTGCCGGAACGATTGACTGTGAATCGACAATAGCTCCATATAAAATCGTAAACAGAGGCTGGAATAACTACGTGGCTCAACTTGCGATGGGGGCGTTGATGTTCCTCGACGAAAATGGCGTCAATAAAGGCTTGATTGGTCTGGGAACCGACGCGACGACTGGGAAGGCAGTTGCCAGCCTTTTTCTGAGCAACGGAGACGGACACAAATACCTGAACGCAACTGGCGGCTACTTGTGGCTTTACGACGGTACAGGCGGAGCGGCAAGCATCGCACTGAACGGCAACACGGGGCAAATAACCTGTGACATCGGCACGATACGCGAGGCGGCAAGCCTGTCCTACAGCGTAGTGGCGACGATAAGCGATTAAGGAGACAAGGCTATGTATAGAGGAACGACACCATCGAACATATTCACTTCCGACCTCGATTTGTCCGCGGCGGAAGTGGTCTATATCACATATAAGCAGAACGGCAACACCGTCTTTGAAAAGGACATAAACGACATCACATTCAGCACGAACGAGACAAACGGCTACTGCGTCATGACTGTAGAACTGACACAGGCCGAGACCCTGGCATTCATCAACGCGAACGTTGTAGTCCAGATACGTGCGAGATTTGCGGACGGCAGGGCTGTGGCGTCAAATACGGTCGTCGCCCCGGTCAAGGAGATACTGAAGGACGGTGAGATTTGACATGGCGGCGAGCTTCAATGTGTCATTTGCGGAGGCGGAAAACCTGTCTGTCAGCTTCGGCTCTTCGGACTTCTCCTTCTCTGCGGACTTCGGGGATGTGGTAGTTGTCCACGGCGGCGAGGTCTACGCTGGCCCCTACACGGTCACTCCGAGGGCATGGGATGAGACGGTATTGGAGACGAGCGAGAAGTACATGACGGATGATGTGACCGTCTTAAGAATCCCCTATTACGAGACAAGCAACAATACAGGATATACGGTTTACATAGCAGACGAGGTATAAGATATGGCTATCAACAAGGTTATTTACGGCGGCAACACACTCATTGACCTGACCACGGACACGCTGACTTCGGCGTCCCAGCTCATAAACGGCGTCAAGGCACACGACAGGTCGGGCACGGTCATCACAGGTTCCTGCACCTATGATGCCGACACGACAGACGCGACAGCAACAGCGGCGGAGATACTGCTCTCCAAGACCGCATACGTGTCAGGCAACAAGCTGACAGGCACCATGCCGAACAGGGGCGCGGTGGCGGCGACCATCTCTTCACTGACACCCTATACGGTGCCGAATGGCTACCATGACGGCTCCGGCACGGTCAGCGTTGACTCCACCAACATCAGCGCCGGGAATATCAAGAGCGGCGTCACCATCCTCGGAGTAGAGGGAACGTACACAGGCGAAGCTATCACCACACAGAGCAAGACCGTCACTCCCACGTCCTCGCAGCAGGTCATCACAGCGGACGCAGGATATGACTATCTGGCGCAGGTGACGGTCAATGCCGTGCCCTACGTTGAGAGCGCGAACACATACGGAACCACGGTCACCATCCTGTAAGGGAGGGTCTATATGGGCATCAACAAGATCGTATACGACAGCACTACGCTGATAGACCTGACCGACACGACCGCCGAGGCATCCGATGTCGCAAGCGGTAAGTATTTCTACGGCAAGGACGGAGTACGGACGCTCGGCACGGCATCAGGCGGAGGCAGTGCGACCATCGAAGCCTTGAATGTCACGGCGAACGGCACCTATACGGCACCTTCGGGGGTGGACGGCTACAGCCCGGTCACGGTCAATGTATCTTCAGGCGGAAGCGTGGCGTCAAAGGATGTCAATTTCATCGACTATGACGGCACCATCCTGTACAGCTACACGACTGCGGAGTTCAATGCCTTGACCGAACTCCCGGCGAACCCTGCTCACTCCGGGCTGACTGCTCAGGGGTGGAACTGGTCGCTTGCAAACGCAAAGGCACAGCTCCTGGCACAGCCTGACGATGGGCTGACCATCGGGCAGATGTACATCACGGCAAGCGGCGACACGGAAATAGATGTCATCTTCCTGGACGACGCACGATTGTCGCCCATCATGACGATAGCGGTCAACGGCACCGTAACGGTTGATTGGGGTGATAGGACGACAGCAGACACGGTGACAGGAGCCAGCCTGACCACTCGTAAGGCAGTCTCCCATACATACGCAAGTATTGGAAGTTATACTATTGTCATTCACGTTGTATCCGGCACATTCACGTTTTATGGTAACTCCTCCGCCAACGCGAATTACACCTTGCTGAGAAAAAATACAACAGCGACCCAAAACTATGTGTATGCCAACACAATACAGGCTATAAGATTGGGGTCAGGAATCACGACCTTAAGCACCCGGGCGTTCGCTTACTGCTACAGTCTTGCAAGCATCACCATCCCGTCTGGAGTGACGAGTGTCGGCACCTATGCGTTCGCCTACTGCTACAGCCTTGCAAGCATCACCATCCCTTCGAACGTGACGATTGTCAGTGCCAATGTGTTCCAGTACTGCACCAGCCTTGCGAACATCACCATCCCGTCTGGAGTGACGAGCATCGGCGGCAGTGCGTTCTATCACTGCACCAGCCTTGTGAACATCACCATCCCGTCTGGAGTGACGAGCATCGGCGGCACCTATACGTTCTATCAGTGCTACAGTCTTGCAAGCATCACCATCCCGTCTGGAGTGACGAGCATCGGCACTTATACGTTCCAACAGTGCTACAGTCTTGCAAGCATCACCATCCCGTCTGGAGTGACGAGCATCGGCACCTATACGTTCTATCAGTGCTACAGTCTTGCAAGCATCACCATCCCGTCTGGAGTGACGAGCATCGACGGCAGTGCGTTCTATCAGTGCTACGGCATGGCAGAATACCATCTGCTCCCGACTACGCCGCCTACGCTGGCAGCCACAAATGCTTTCAGCGGCATCGTGTCCGACTGTGTGATATACGTGCCGTACAGTGAAGACCACAGTGTTCTTGAAGCGTATCAGACGGCGAATATCTGGTCAACATACGCAAGCTACATGCAGGAGGAACCGCAATGATTGTACAGGAATATGTGACAGAGCAGCTTATAAGAGACGGTGATTCCGATAGAGGAGGAAGAAAATGGCGACACTGACTAAGAGGACATATGTAGACGGCACTACGAAGATAACCGCCACGAACATGAACGATATACAAGACCACATCATAGCACTGGAAGAGGATGCCGAAACATACGGCACGGCGGTCACACTGAACTATTCAACAGTGGCGACCATAGAGGAATAGGAGGGCAGGAGAATGAGTTCACAGATAATTCAGATGACAGACGGGAGCAGCAACAACGTATACCCAAAGAGCTATCCGTATAAGTTGACAAGCTCCAACTATACGACCATCCTTGCCGCTATGACTTCGAGCGAGACCGTGGCAGTGCAGGCAGGCTCCACGTTCCTCAACACGGCTATCGGCGTTAACTACGCCGCCGGGGGAATATGCCTGAGAAGGTCAACGACCCAGTGGGACTTCCTGTTTTTCTACAGCAACCACGTGTATGCCTTCTCATACGTGACCGGCACGGGCTTCACGAACAAGTACAGCTACACAGGCACGGCGATGTAAGGAGGCGGCGCAGGTGTTAGGCGAAGTATTAACGATCATCGGCGGCGTTCTGGTGTGCGGAGGGTTCTGGACGTTCATTCAGTTCCTCATCGCCCGGAACGATGGCAAGAAAAAAGCTCTGGACGAGCTGAAAAAGGCCGTGGATACCTTGCAAGTGTCCATGAAGGCTAACAATGACGATATGGCCTTGCAGAACGAAGCACTTATGGCGATAACACAGGACAGGATTCTGTACCTCTGCAAGTGCTATCTAAAGCAAGGGTGGATATACGATGACGACCTTGCCGCTCTCAGGCGTATGGCGAACGTCTATAAGGCCATGGGCGGCAACGACCTGGTCAAGACAGAGATGGACATATTAGACAGCAAGATAAAGGACGGAGTCCTTGAAGCGAAAGTGAGGTAAGAACATGAAGAGTTTTATCCCTGACAAATTGTACGATTTCTTGAAGTGGATCGCGATGATAGTCATTGACGCCGTGGCGGTGTTCGTCAAGGCGGTGTTCCCGGTCTGGGGAATCCCGTATTCGGACGAGATAAGCACCACTCTGGTCTCGATCGGCGCACTGCTCGGCGCGATTCTGGGCGTGTCGGCCATCCAGTACAACAAGAATAAGGAGAACTAAGCTATGTCTACAGACAGGGAGCGCGATGTCCTCTGGGCTAAAGAGAACATCGGCATGACAAACAAGCAGGTGGGCGTCCATTGGCAGAAAGTCACCGGGATGCCGTTTGACAGCCAAGGCTGCACGGAGTTCTATTGGCTGACAAGCTACTGGGCAAGGAACGAAGGCCTCGTCCCGAAAGCATCATATGCCCGTGCAATGGCGGCAGGATTCGCAAACAGGAAGAAGCTGGTCACAGGTGACAAGCCTCAGCTCGGGGCGGCGGTCTTTTTCGACTATGACGGCAACGGCATAGAACACACCGGGCGAGTAGTCGCCATCACAAGCGCGAAGATAACGACCGTAGAAGGGAACGTGTCCGTTCTTGGGGTCTCAAAGGCCAGACAGAGGTCGTACGTCCGGGGACAGAAGACCATCGCCGCATACGGCTACCCTGACTACACGGACAAAGACACCCGCATTGAGGACTTGCAGGCTGCCATGAAGAAGGACGGCATCTACACCGGGACTGTTGACGGAGATGTGGGCAAACTGACACTGGCTGCCATGCGGACTATATCCCTCAAAAAGGGCACGAACAGGCAGGTCAATACGCTGAAATACTTCCAGATAGAGCTTAAGATTGCAGGCTACTACACCGGGACGCTTGATGGAGTGTTCGGGAACCAGATGGAGAAGGCGGTCTTAAAGTGCCAGAAGGAGAACGGTCTGACACAGGACGGGTGGATCGGGTATTTTTTCGCGAAGAAATATTTGAATATCTGACGAAAGAATCAAGTGGATCCGCAAGCTGACCGGCTTGTCGCAGCAGAAATTCGGCGACCGATACCACATCCCGGTCAGGACGATCCAGAACTGGGAAGCCGGAGTGAACGAGGCCCCGGCATACGTGATTGAGATGCTGGAGAGGCTGGTCACAGAAGACGCGAAAAAAAGAATAAAAAGACCCGGGGCTTCGGCCCCGGTTTTTGGAGCCTGTCACAAATTGTCACAGATAACCCCGAAAAAGCCCAAAAAATCAACGTTTAGCACCTGACTCTTAATCAGGGTGTCCAGGGTTCGAGCCCCTGGAGGTGCAGGAGGTAAGAAAACCCCGGAATTGCTTGAAAAATCAAGGGATTCCGGGGTTTTTTACTTCAAAAATCAAGTGCCAAAAAGTGGGCAAAACTGCACAAAAGTACTGTCACAGATTGTCACAGATGCCCATACCAGGAGGGCAAAAAAATCGAGCGTGTCACAGTTTGTCACAGATTTGTCACAGCTTGCCGGAGGACTTCGAGCTCTTCTTTTTCGGTGTCGATATGGGAATATTTCGACAAGAGCATGATCTCACTGTGGCCCATGTACTGGGCTGCCAGTTTGGTCGAGATCCGGCCCTGCTGGGTGAGATAGTAGAGCTCCGTGCCCTTCGTGTGCCGGAGCGTGTAGAAGGTCATGCCGTTGAGCAGGTTGATGCTGTCCGTGCCGCCCAGCTTGCTGTTGATGGCCGCGAAGATCCTCTCCGAGAACCGCCTGTATGTGCTGCGCGTCATCAGCTGACCGTCAGTGCCGGGGAAGAGCAGGAACTGCTCGGGGTAAGTCTTAAGGGCCGCAAAAAGGCCGTCAGGGCACGGAATCGTCCTTGGCCGGGAGTTCTTAACCCTTTTGAGTTCCGGCGCGTTTTTGTCGAAAATAGAGGCCTGAGAGATCGTCACAGTCCGGGCACTGGAGTCGAAGGCCGACCGGGTCAACGCCCTGGCTTCCTCCGGGCGGAGTCCGAGCTGCCTGATCACGTCCAAAAACAGCCGCTCCTTCGGCGGCAGCTCCGCTGCGTCGATCGCCTTCTTCTCTGCGGTGGTCAGGATCCTTTTCTCTGCGCGGGTCTGCCTGGGCAGGTCAAGACCTTCCGCAGGGTTCCTGTAGGCGATCCCGTCGGCGATGGCTGCGCGGAAGATCTGGGACAGGATCCCGGCCAGCTTCTTACACGTCCTGGGATGGTCCCAGTTCTGCGCGAGGATCTCCTGCAGCTGGGAGCGGCGGATCTTCGCGATCTCAAGGCCCCAGATTGAGGTGAATTTGTCCAGACCAGTGCGGTAGAATTCTTTCGTCCTGGTCTCCTTCGAGGTCTTATAAGTCGAAAACCACTTCTCCGCGTATTCCCCGAACCGGACGGACGGCAGGAGCTCGTCCTGTACGTTCCTCAGCAGTTCCTTTTCTTTCCTCTTCAGTTCTTGCTGAGTCTCCGCCCTTATCCAAGCCCTAACTCTTTTGCCATCTTGATTATACCCTAATGATACTTGTTTCTTATAACGGCTCATGTCAATCCTCCTTATTCTGCTGTTCCAATAGATAGTTATAATAAGACATCAGCCGGCCCTGGTTCTCTTCTGTCAGGGAATCAACCCGGATGATCGTTTGCGTTTCTTCGGAACCATAAAAGAAAAAGTCCGGAGAAACACCGAGAGTCCGGGCAAGCACCGCAATCTTATCCGACGCTATTCCTACCTGATCCAGCTCAATCTTATTGATCGACGACTTATGCTTATAGCCCAGCTTCAACGCCAGCTCTTCCTGGGTCATTCCCAGTTCTTTCCTGCGCTGCCTGATCCTCTCACCGACTGTCATTCAACTCATCTCCTTTCGTGGTGGGGGTATATTCATTGTAACTCTTACTTTAACGCAAATCAACAGCGAGTTTAATATTTTACAACTTTTTGTTGACATAAGGAAGGTGGTGTGGTATTCTACCAATGGTTGATGGATTTTCAACCAAATCACAGAAAGGAGGAGAGGCGATGACGAATGTCATGTTGCTGTATTCGAAAGTTGTGCTGAACGGCGAGACCTGGAAAGATCTGGCTAAGCTGCTCAATATCAGCGAGCAGGCACTGGCACGGAAGAAGAACGGCGGGTCCTGGAACCAATTCCAGATCAAGAAGATCGTGGATCACTACAATCTGACCCCGCAGGACACTATTGCCATTTTTTTTGCATAAAAAGTAGAATGATTTCCTACAGAAAGGAGAAATTCATGGATGAATGTGTTATCGAGTGGTTTCGAGGCGAAAAAACGGCTTCGGTCGCTCTGCCGAGAAATACTCGACTCGCCAATAAAATCCGGAAATTGGCACAAAAATCATCGAGTGTACAGGTGATTGCCGATGAAAACGAGGCACTCTTCGCGCACATTCCGGTGGATTGGGTGAAGATCTCGCCCAAACGTCAGATCACGGAGGAACAGAGACAGGCGGCGGCAGAACGATTAAGGAAGGCGAGGGAAGGATGAAAGACGATAAGACCTACTACAAACCCCGCGAACTGATCCGGCAGGGCTATCCGGCAGCCAGGATCATGGAGCTGGCCCGGAAGATCGGGCGCAAGAGTGACCCGGAGGCAGAGAAGGGATTCCACTACCTGCTGACGCTGCAGGAGGTCAGGAAGGAGCTGGGTTACTGATGATGGAACACTGGGAGCAAGACCTTAACGACCATGACAGGGAACAGGAACGATTCGAGAGACGGCTGCCGATATGCTGCAACTGCGGAGAACGCATATACAGTGATTGGACATACGACACTCCGATCGGGCTGTACTGCGAGGACTGCATGGATGGTCTGAGGGTCTGGACGATGGACTTGATTGAGGAGGATTGAGAGCTATGAAGATTAACAAGATGTTGAGGCAAGCAGCATTCGTCATCATATCCGCACTGGCGGTGGCTGCGATGGCGGCAGGGCTGGATAACCTGCTCGGCAACACCGGGTGGCACTGGATTGTGTATCCGCTCGGAGCGATGGGGCTCGGGTGGTTTGTGCTGGCAGGCTGGTGCCTGTGGGAAGGAGCGAAAAATGGACATTAACAAAGCAATCGAAATCCTCTCAGAGCCGGGGGTCTTACATCCAAGGGTACAGGACTACAACGAGCGGAGAGAGGCACTGGACACGGCGATCGGAGCGATGGAGGCATGGAACGACCTGCGCAGTCTCCTTGGCAAGCACGACAGGATCCACGCCGCAGTGCTCAGGACGATATATGAAGAGAGGACAGGAGAGAAAGCATGAAGAACGATAACAGCATCTGGGTCTGGATTAAGAGACCCGGAAAGATGGCAAGGCACATCCTTGTGACCAACACGCTTGAGGTATTGCAGGAGTGGGTAGACGGCTATCTGGAGACCGTGACAATATCTCGCGATTGCGTCGTGATCTGCGACGAAGAGGGAAGGCTCAAGGGCAAGGAGTACAACTGCACAATAGAAGGAGTGGACTTTGTCGGAGATATCATCCTTGCAGGCGTCAAGGGGAGCGAGTTCGCGGACACCAAGCTGAACGCTCTGGATATCGCATTGATGATTAAGGAGGATTGAGGCATGAAAAATAAGATATTGACAAGGCTGAAGCTGACGGCATTCATGGCAACACTGGTGGTATCAGTGGCATTCATCGCCGGGGCTATCGACCAGTTAATGGGCAACAACCATATCCACTGGGTGGTCTACGTGATGGGCGTTCTGGGTCTGGGATGGCTGGGGCTGACATTCTACTGCCTGATTGATGGGGAGAAGGATAGACAGAATGACTGAACAGGAATTACAGAACATGTCTTACTGGATTTGTTGCCCGATGTGCGACAACAAGAAATGCGTTCGGGGAGCAGAAGAGTGCGAGGCAGCACAGTGGGTGAAAAAACAAGCGATGCGGAGCAAGAATGAAAGGGAAATAGAATGATAACACTTAATTTTGAGGGCATCTGCACAAATTGCAATTATGCCGAATTAGAAATTAGCTCTTGCGAAACGCTAATACCTAACAGGGGGGACATGACTTGCACAAGCGTAATTAGTTGGGGTTGGGAAGTCCGATGTAAACATGAAGATGCTTGCAAAAGGGCAAACTACGATGCATGGCGAGGTGAACAGCACAGGGAGGAAAAAGAATGACGCGAAGAACAGCTACAAGAGCCGCCTGCGTGGTCATCGCCATTATGGTCGCGTACCTGACATTCTGCGGAGTCTACGGTCACTACATACGGAACCGGGAACTGGAAACGGAGGCAGACCGATGCGTGGAGACGGTCACAAGAAGCATTGAAGAGACAGTTGAGGAGACAGCGGTTGAAGTACAGGTGGTTGATCTACTGAGAGACCCTACAGACGACCTTGTCTGGCAGTACGAAAAACGGCACCGCAAAATGCCAAAAATCGAGCCGGAAACGGCATCAGAAGAGCCTCAAAGCTCTGAGCCTATAACTTATGCAACAACGGCAAAACCTCCGACAAATGAGGCGTACAGCCCGCCTGCGAGCGATGAGCTCACGCTGTTGGTCTACCAAGTATGGGGAGAGATCGCATTGGCAGACAACACAGCGGACTACTACGGCGCGAAGCTGCAGGCGGCTGTCGTCCTCAACAGGATCAGATCCCCGGAGTTTCCGGGCACCATAACAGAGGTGATATACCAGGTCTCCGGCGGGTACAGGCAGTTCGAGACATGGTGGTATGAGAAGCTAATGAGAGAGGGCCCTCATCCGAATGAAGCATGCCGGCAGGCTGTCAGGGATATCCTGGCGAACAACGACACGCCTCCGGGACTGATCTACGCTGACAGCAGATCAGGGATCCCTGCAGGGTGTTATCTCTTTTATGAGAGCCCGACAGGCCAGAGGTTCTATTGTAAAAACTGAAAGGTAAAGAGAAATGAACGAGATAGTGATGATTAGGACAGAGCGGCTGTTCCCGCACCCGGATAGCCCGCGGAAGGATCTGGGAGATCTGTCAGAGCTGACAGAGTCGATCCGGAAAAACGGGATCATGCAGAATCTGACGGTGGTGAGGGGACACTGGATCTCACCGAAAGAATTTGACTCTGACAACGCCTATACGGTAGTGATCGGGCACAGGCGCTGCGCCGCGGCAAAGGCAGCAGGCCTTGAAGAGCTTCCCTGCGTGATCAGAGAGCTGGATGAAAGGCAGCAGTTCACCGTGATGCTCGAAGAAAACATGCAGCGCCAGGATCTTACGATCCCGGAACAGGCATGGGGCTTCCAGCTCATGTTCGATTGGGGAAATTCCGTCGAGGAGATCGCAAAGAAGACCGGGTTTTCGGAGCAGACGGTAAAACACAGGCTGGAGATCGCGAAGCTGGACAAAAAGACGCTGAACGAGAAGGACGGCCAGATGAGCATGAAGGATTTCATCATGCTTGAAAAGGTCAGGGATCCTAAGGCCAGAAACGAGATCTTTAAAAACTCATCAGGCCCGATCGATCTTGAGAACAGGATAAACCGGCATCTGAACGAGGTCCGGCAGAAAGAAAACAATAAACAGCTTAAGGAGTTCTTTAAGGGCAAAGGGATCCCGGAGGCACCGGAAACACTGAAGAATAACCGGCGGTCGAACAGATATGACCGGGTCGCAGCTATACAGCTGGTGAAAAAGGATTGCCTGGGAGAGGGTGAGCAGGCGCTCGCAAAGGTAAAGAAGGGCAAAAAGGTCTGGTGGTTCGAAGGATACGGGTATATTTACGTCTATACGCTTGCCGAAAAGAAAGCGAGGAGCGAGGAAGAGACTGACATGGACCGTATTAGGAGAAAAGCAGATGATGATCTTCCGGGCCAGATGAAGATAGAGGATCTTCTGCGCCGGCAGGTCTGACGAGGACAGGCTGTTGTGGCTGCCCTATCTCGTACAAAGCAGTTGACGATCTGGAAAAAATCAGACCATATGAGCCGGTGCTTGTTAAGGCTGCATGGAACGTCTTCGGGAAGAGCTACGAATACCGCCAGAAGTACAACGCCTACAAGGCAGAACGCATAGCGGAAGAACATGAAATAGCAGGACAGATGCATTTTTAAGAAAGGAGAATCAAAACATGAGACAAGAAGTGATTGACGCCATGAACATCCTCAAGCCCTTGATGGGGTTCATTGAGGTGGACATGGACTCGGACGGCATGACACTGAGGCTGAACGACCAGTACATCGCGATCGGCAGCAGCTCCGACTACGAGATCGTGATGGAGGCTATCGGGTGGGTGTTCCTCAACATCTACTGCACGGAGTTCCGCAAGCCGGGGTATCTCATCTATGACGAGTTGAAGGAGACCGTGAACAGATACGCGGTGCCGGAAGAAGTACTCGAACGGCTCGGAGTGAAGCGGCCATGACAGGGGGGTATGGAAGAGTTAACAAGTGGCATCATTCTCGACAACGCAAGCGTCTCACTGCTGACAAGTGCCATCGTCACTCAGGCTTGCGAGGATGTCTTAGCGTGGCAGGCAAAGCTCCACAAGTACGGCTACGACTACCCGGACGACCCTTGCGTCCCGGAAATGCCGAAGGTGCTGCATAAGGCTCTGAGACGCAAGAAGACGCCGGAGGAGAAGGCAAAGGCAAGACGCCTGTTCATTACTAACTTCTACACTGACATGCGAAACGCGAAGAGGAATGCGGAGGATGCTGAGCGGTTTCTGATGAACAAGGACGGATGGTTCGAGATGATGTGCGACATTGACGGACAAGTGCTGCTCCGGGAGGCGAAGGCGAACGGATGGGCAGAGAAAAGGAACAAATACTACAAGAAAAGAGAGGAGAAAAAACATGGCAAAAACAATCGCGATAATGGGGATCTCGGGGAGTGGTAAGACCACCTCGCTGCGGACCCTGGATCCGGAGACTACTTTTTACCTGGACTGTGACGGCAAGGGGCTGTCGTGGAAGGGCTGGCGGGACCAGTATAACACCGAACGTAAGAACTACTTTAGAACCAACTACCCGCAGCTGGTCGAACGCTGGCTTTTGTGGCTCGACGGCAAAACAAGGGACGATTCCGGGAATGTGGTCGAGTCGAAGAACAAGGACGGCCTGAAGTTCAAGGTCGTGGTGATCGACACGCTGAACGCGATCATGATCGGTGAGGAGCAGCGGCAGATGAAGAACAAAGGCTACGACAAATGGGCAGACCTTGCCGGGAATATCTGGGGGATCCTCGAACTGGCGCTCACACTGCGCGACGACCTGACGGTGGTGTTCATGGCTCACACGGAGACGGTCTCTGACGACAACGGGATCGTTGAGACTCATATCTCGACTTCCGGCAGGAAGCTGAGAAAGATGGTCCCGGAGAGCAAGATCAACACGGTCCTTCTGGCTGAGATCGACGACGCCGGCAACCATGTGTTCACTGCCAGGCGTCAGAACGCCACCGCGAAGGAAGGCTACATGGGCGCCTTCCCGGAGATCACCATGCCGAACGACCTGGCCGAGGTCATCAAAAGATTGGAGGAATATTGATGGAAAATTCAAAGCCATTATTCGTGCCGTTGGATGAGACCAGATTTCGAGAGGCGCTGAAGAACCGGGGGCTGCGGTCTGCGGCTGTCGCAAGGACGGCAGGGGTCACAAGCGGGGCAATATCCGGCTGGTACCGCGGTGGCAAGATACGTGCCATCTTTGCCAAAGTCATCGAGGAGGAGTTAGGGATTTCACCGGAGGAGTACGCGCCTTTGCCGGATCCGGTTGAGGCCGCGGTTGAAAAGGCGATAGAGCTGATCCCGAAGAATACAGACTATGTGATGGTCTGCGTTCCGGCACAGATCTGGGAGGCGTTTATGAAATTGATTGAAATGACAGGAGGGAAGATCTCATGAACAGACCTGAGAACTACGAGAGCATAAGCATTGACTACACGGCCCTTGAGCCGGGGCCGCACAAATGCACCATTAAGCAGGCGGAAGAATACACCAGCACGACCGGCAAGGCGATGCTGCGTCTGTACATCGACACGACGATCGACGACTCCCAGCCGGGATTCTACGCTGCTAAATACAAGGCCGACAAGCGCAAGGAAAAGAAATGGGGCGGCATCTGGAATGTGTACGTTGAAAGCGACGACTTCGGAGACAGGAACCTCAAGAGGCTCGTCACAGCTGTCGAGGACAGCACAGGTACCAAAGCCGTTTGGGGCGACCGCTTCTGCGACTGGCTCAAGGGCAAGACCTTAGGGATCGTGTTCCGGCTGGAAGAATACAGGCGCGACGACTACTCAATCGGGGTAAGCCTCAAGCCGTTCTATGGCTGCGACATCAAGAAGCTGGCAGAACAGAAGATGCCGGAAGTCAAGAGGCTCAAAGAAGCGGCTCCTGCGCCGGATCCCTGGGCAGGGATGATGCCGGATCTGTCAACGCCGCTCGGGCAGGAAGGCTTCATCGCAGTCCCGGACAGCCTTGCGGATGAAGGGCTGCCGTTCAATTAACACTGCATATGCCGCGCATGGCAATCGACAAAAGGACATTGATGCCCGGTTTGCCGTGCGCGGCAAATGAAAAGGAACGAAACAATGGATAAAAAGTCATTTATATTCTATCACAGCTGGATGGACGCCTTTAACGACCTGACGGATGAAGAGATTGGCCGGATGACCAGGGCACTTGTCACGTACTCAGCAAGCGGTGAGGTCCCTGAGTTCGACGACCGCACACTCAAGGCGATATTCGCGCTGATCAAGCAAGGTGTCGACCAGGCAAGCGACAGGTACCAGAAGCGGGTGGAGAACCAGCGGCTCGGAGGGCTCAAGAGGTCGTACCTTGAGAAGGGCGTGATCACTGACAAGAACATGAGCCTGGATGAGGTCGCGGAAGTCGAAAAACGGCAGGTAACCTCAATTAACTTGAAGGTACTTGAAGATACCTCAAGTAACTTAACTGATAATGAAAATGATAATGAAAATGATAATGATAATGATAATGAAAATGATAATGAAAATGAAAATGATAATGAAAATGATAATGAAAATGATAATGAAAATGATAATGAAAATGATAATGATAATGATAATGACACACAGTGTGTGTGTGTAAATACGCGCGCGCGTGCGCGCGACACACACACTCCTGATCTGAACGAGGTCAGGGCTTTCTTCAGGCAGGAGGACCTCAGGGGCAGCCCGGACAAGTTCTACGCATACAACTCCGCGAAGGGCTGGAAGGTTGGAACGGTGAAGGCTGAGGACTGGAGATCGCTTGCCCGGCTATGGAGCGACAAGGAGGCCGACGGGGAGAAGAAGGACATGAAGGCCCAGCTTGACGCCTGGGCGGAAACGGAAGGAGGCTGACGATGATACAGAAGGAGATCTCGGAGCTGCTGCTGAGTATCGCCGTGAACTGGCCGTCGTTTAAGAAACAACTGTTCGACGGCGACCGGCTGGTCGGATATGTAGTGAATGAATGGTACGAGCGTGTCGGGTTCCTGAGCAAGCAGGAAGCAGACGACCTGCTCGAGAGGTACATGCTCACGCCGGAAGCGCAGAAATATCCGCCGGGGATCCCGTGGTTCTTGGGCGTTAAGAAGATCAGGCGGGAAAAGGAGAACGTCGTCGTTGACTATGACATCCATGGTTATCATATCGGCAGGTGGGGAGAGCTGCTGGATGAATACGACCGGGAATACGGCGGGAGCTATGGAGACGGCAGGCCGTTCGTTTACTACTACAACATGCGCGGCGACATCTGCAGGAAGAGCGACACAGGGACGGAGCTTGTGGTCGTTAAGTGGAAGGACAGATGAAGAGAGAGAGGCTTGTGATCCCGGGGCGGTTCCCGGGGCTAAATGAATTTATATCCGCGAATCGGGTCCGCAAGGGCAACTATTCGGCAGGGAACAGCATGAAGCGCCGGGACCAGGCGAGGATCCGGGAGAGCATCATGGAGCAGCTGCCGGGGCTGAAGGTAGAATCTGCGGTGTCTCTGGTTTACCATTTTTTCGAGCCGGACAGGCGGCGCGACAAGGACAACATCGCCGGGTACTTCCACAAGGTGTTCCAGGACGCGCTCGTTGAGTGCGGAGTGATAGAGGATGACAAGTGGGAGAACGTCTCCGAATTTCGGGACCTGTTTGACGTAGACAAGGAAGAACCAAGGATCGAGGTGCTGATCAAATGGGAATGATCTACATTGACTATGTGATCAAGAAGAGCGCGTATCTGACGAAGCGGGAGAAGCTGACCCGGCTGCTGGAAGAAAAGGAGAAGTCCTTCTCGAGGACACAGCCGGGCGCGATCCGGTATGACAAGCTGAAGATCGTGCAGTCTGTCGACACCGGGTCGACACTGGAGGAGTATGTCTCGGCAGCTGAACGGCTCGGGCTACAGATAGTGGCGGCAGCCGCTGAGCTTGAGGAGGCGAAGGCGGAGCTGAAGAGGCAGCTTGGGAGGCTCATCCGGTCGAAGGACACCACCGACCGGGTGTTCGTGCAGCTGTTCGTGAAGGCACGGAGCGTGGAGAAGGCTGCACAGATGCTTGATATGTCGGCAGCAGCGGTCTATTACCACCAGCGGAAGATCCGGGCGGAACTCGAAAAACCGCAATATCTTGTGTTTTTTCTGTGAACGTGATACAAGATATTGACTTTCAAAAACTTGACATGTAAAATGTTAGTGGGTGAAAGTAGGCAAATCCATGTTAAGATTCTCCTTTCTGGAAAGAGAGCTCGCAAGGGGCTCTCTTTTTATTTACGACGATGAAAGCAACAAACTGGTTCTACATGACGGAACAATGGAAGAGCTGTCGGGACGCATACGCTGCGTCGGTCGGCGGCCTGTGTGAGAAGTGCTACGCACAGGGCAGGATCGTTCCGGGAGAGATCGTGCACCATAAGGTGCATCTGGATCCGCAGAATGTGAATGACCCGGAGGTCACACTGAACTGGGAGAACCTGCAGCTTTTGTGCCGGGACTGCCACGGAGCTGAGCACCGGAAGCGCGAGAAAAGATACAAGGTCGACGCGCTTGGCAGGGTGACCACGGCCCCCCAGTGAGCAGGTTTTTTTTGCTTGAGCCAAG